CCCTCTCAAACTGTAGCTTCAGCCAAACGTCCAGCTACAACAGGACGCCGCAAGACTGTGAAACTCACACCCTCACAAGTCGCAATAGCTAAACGATTAGGTGTGCCACTTGAAAAATATGCGGAACAATTAATCGCTAAGGAGGTATAGGCATATGGAAAATGAAAATAAAATAAATAAAACTTCCCGCGCGAGTCAAACTAGAGCTAAGGAAGCTCGAAAACAAGTTTGGACTCCTCCATCATCTTTAGATGCACCCCCTGCCCCAACAGGTTATAGACACCGTTGGATAAGAGCTGAAAGTATGGGTTTTGATGATACTAAAAATATCATGGGTAAAATGAGATCTGGATGGGAATTAGTGAGAGCTGATGAATATCCAGAAGGAGATTTTCCCTCTGTACAAGACGGCAAACATTCTGGGGTAATCGGAGTTGGTGGCCTATTGCTGGCTAGGATACCGGAAGAGATCGCGAAGTCACGAGAAGAATATTTTAAACAACAAATATCTGATCGAGAACAGGCAGTTGAAAACGACCTTATGAAGGAGCAGCATAATGCGATGCCGATCAATCAAGATCGACAAAGCCGTGTAACTTTTGGTGGCTCCAAGAAAAACTAATCTTTTAGTTATTCCGAATCATCAATTAAACTAACAAAGGAGTAAAACAAAATGGCAAATCAAGATAGCCCAAGTGGTTTGAAACCTGTTGGTAAGATTGGACAAAACGCAGATAACCAGGGTATGTCCGAATATCAGATAGCAGACAACGAAGCGTCTTCTATCTTTCAAGGCGACCCTGTTATACCACAAGCCTCTAACACAGGTTTTATTGATGTGGCAGCTGCTGGCAATACACTACTAGGTGTATTTTGGGGATGTAACTTTACAGATCCAACAACCGGAAAACCAACGTTTCGAAACCATTACACACAAACAAATATCACCACTGGTGATATTGATGCTTTCGTATATGACGATCCGTACGAGAGATTTGAGGTACAAGGTGATGGTGCTTCAGCAAGAACAGATATATTTAAGGTGGCAGACATTGTGTACGCTACTGGTTCAACTGTAAATGGAACATCCAATGTTGAATTAGACGTGTCCGATTTAGCTGCAACTGACGGTCAACTAAGAGTTGTCGGTATATCTACTGATCCAGAAAACAGCGACTTGGGTTCAGATAATGTAAACTACATTGTTTACATCAACGAACACACGTTCCACACAGCATTATAATAGGAGTATTTAATTATGGCTATATCACGTAATCAACTAGTTAAAGAACTAGAGCCAGGTTTGAATGCACTATTCGGCTTGGAATATAATCGTTATGAAAATCAACACGAAGAAATCTTTACTAAAGAGACTTCAGACAGAGCTTTTGAAGAAGAAGTAATGTTAAGTGGTTTTGCTAACGCTGCTGTAAAACCTGAGGGTTCTGCAGTTGTTTTTGACAACGCACAAGAAACCTACACAGCAAGATATCAACACGAGACTGTTGCATTAGCTTTTGCAATAACTGAAGAAGCTATTGAGGACAACTTGTATGATAGATTGTCAAGCAGGTATACAAAGGCATTAGCACGTTCGATGGCTAACACCAAACAGGTGAAAGCTGCCAACATACTTAACAGAGCTTTTAACTCAAGCTTTGCAGGTGGTGATGGTAAAGAGCTTTGTGCTACTGACCACCCAACTATCTTTGGAACAGAGAGAAACGAATTGTCAACTGCTGCTGACCTTTCCGAAACATCTATCGAACAGTCATTAATTGATATTAATGCTTTCACAGATGAAAGAGGATTGAAAGTTGCTGCTAGAGGTGTGAAATTAATCATTCCTTCAGAGCTTCAGTTCACTGCAGAGAGAATCTTAAACTCTGCAAACAGAGTTGGAACAGCTGACAACGACTTAAATGCAATGAAAAGCATGGGTATGATCCCACAAGGATATGCAGTTAACAACTATTTAACTGATACCGACGCTTTCTTCATTCTTACTGACGTTCCTAACGGTATGAAATACTTTGAAAGATCACCAATCAAAACTTCAATGGAAGGTGACTTTGATACTGGTAACGTAAGATACAAAGCAAGAGAGAGATATTCTTTTGGCTTCTCTGACTTCAGAGGCGTATTTGGTTCACCAGGTGCATAATAAGTAATTTTATAAATATTTTTAAAAGGGGCTTTACGGCCCCTTTTTTTATGGGAAAGTTCCTTGACTTTATGGGAAAATCGTGTACAAAATAAAAGCGGATAATATAGACAAGGAGTTATATTATGACCGTCATATCACAGTCTCTAATCGCTGAGAAAATCAAGCTAGAATCTCAGTGGAATTCTCAATACTTAAATGCAGGTGAGGAAACTCTTGAGATGAAATCCATTCAAGAAAAACTCAAAAGAGTTGTTGCAAAATTGAGATGGAGAGACTTAAAACAATATGAGAGTCCTTTATTCTTTCAAGAGTAAAAACTTGCTCTCTTTATAAAATTCACTATACTAGGCTTCCTAGGAATAAAACAACATACAGACTGACCTAGCAGACGTACGTAGAGACTGTATGTATTTTACTACGGAGGTAAAAAATGGGAACAACCACATTTCAAGGTCCGGTCGTATCTAAAAAAGGTTTTTTTAATACAGGACCAGGTAATGTTGTAGATGCTGATTCTAGTATTTCTTTAACAGTTGCTGATCACGCAGGTAGAATCGTGCACAACGATGCTGCAGGTGCAGTGACTTACACATTACCAGCTACAAACGCAAATTCTGATTCTGCAGTTGCAGGACCAGGACCAGACTTAAACAATCTAAATAATGTTGGTGCTAAATTTACAATTGTAAATTCAATCACTAAGACAGGTGATTTAGTGGTACAAGTTGCAAACGCAACTGATGTCATGACAGGTATGGCAACTATTGTTGACACTGATACCAGTGATAACATGGAAGGCTTTATGACAGCTTCAACTTCAGACACCATAACTTTAAATGGCTCCACAACTGGAGGAGTAACTCACGCTACTATTGAGTGTACAGTTCTCGCTTCAGGTAAGTACGCAGTTAAAGTATTTACAGGTGGAACAGGAAACTTAGCTACACCATTTAGTGCAGCAGTAAGTTAATAATTAATTAGGAGCTCTCCTAGAGAGCTCCTACAAAGGAGATTAAAATGGCAAGTAAAGGCGACGTAAAAGCTGTTAGAGTTACAGCGACGGGAGCGGTCTTCGCAGGTCGAACTAGACTTAGAGGTATTATTTTAGCTTCTGATGGTGGTGGAGCAGGGACTATAATTTTGCAAGACAACACAGATAGCACAAGTTTATTTCAAGCTGACGTTCCTAATGGTGATGTATTTTCTATGAATATTCCAGAGGACGGAATATTATTTCCTGGCGGAATGAAAGTTTCTACAATCACAAACATAGACGCAGCTACCTTAATGATTGATAAGTAAGGTTAAGAAATGGCTACTTCAGGCACTACAGCTTTTGACCTAGATATTGATGAAATAATTCAAGAAGCATACGAGCGATGTGGAATGACAGCTCGAACTGGTTATGGTTTAAAGAGTGCTAGACGTTCTTTAAATATTTTATTTTCTGAGTGGGGAAACAGAGGTCTTCATTTATGGAAAGTAGACTTAGCCTCAGTTCCTCTAGTGGAGGGACAGGCAGAGTATAATGCAACGACTGATAGCACTAATTTTCCAGGAAACATAAATGAAATATTAGAAGCTTATGTGAGAGATAATTCTACTACAACAGCTCCAGTTGATCAGCCAATAACAAAAATAGATAGATCTGCTTATTCATCAATTGCAAACAAATTATCTAAAGGCACTCCTAGTCAATATTATGTAGATAGAACTACATCACCTAGTATTTTTTTATATCAGACCCCAAGCAGTAGTTTTTCTGGATCTAGCTTTTTGTTAAAATTTTATTATTTAAAAAGAATTGAAGACGCAGGCGCATACACTAATCAAACAGATGTAGTGTATCGTTTTATTCCATGTATGTGTGCAGGGTTAGCTTACTATTTAAGTTTAAAAATAGCTCCTGACAGATCACAAAATTTAAAACTATTATATGAAGATGAGTTAGGCAGAGCCCTTACAGAGGACAGCTCCTCTACTAGCACTTATCTAACACCAAAGGTATATTATCCAGGAACATGACAAATTTTGCAAAAGGTAAATACGCTAAATCGATATCAGATAGAAGTGGTATGGAGTTTCCATATGATGAAATGGTTACTGAGTGGAATGGTTCTAGAGTTCATATTTCTGAGTTTGAACCCAAACAACCACAATTAGAATTACAAGTTCACTCTGCAGATCCAGAGGCATTACAAAATTCTAGAGTAGATAGAACGGAACCTGGAGTTTCTGTTTTATTAAATATTAATTCTTTTAAAACAGGTAGCGCAAGCTCTTCTACAATAACTGTTACAGAGGTTAATCACGGAAGATCTACCAGTGACACAGTTCGTTTTAGAGACGCTTCTACTTTTGACGGTATAACTGCAACCAATATTAATAAAGCTGCTGGTTACACGATTACTAAAGTAGATGACGACACTTATACTTTTAGTGTGGATACTGATACAGCAACAGCAGGTAATACAAGAGGAGGGGGCGAGATTGCTTCAGCAGGGCCCATAACAATATCACCATGACAATGACTCTTAGTGAATTAAGAACTAATATTAGAAACTATAGTGAAACAGATAGTGGAG